CCGTCGCACGTAATTTTCCACTTGACCCAGCCAAAAGCGTCCGGCCCGGATAGAAGGGTTTCGCTAATCTCTTTCGTCATTCCCCACTAGTACCCATTTCCGCTTTGGCTGTCAAGGCTAGCAACGTCTTAAGCTCTTCTGTAGTCAATTTACTGAGGTCTAGCCGCTGCTCCGCTACCTCGGTCGACTGACCTAGAACTAGGCGCTCTAGCTTGACTACCGTTTCCGCGTACTTCTGGAGCTCCCCAGGCTTGAGCATGATTACCCCGGCCTCTTTACTGGCCCCGTTCAACTTGGCCATTTCGCGGCCTAGGATTTCCCGCATGCTCCCTAGGATTTGCAAGTGTTCGGCCGCTGCAGTTTGGGCGCCAATTCGTAGGGCATCTTCCTTGCCGGCCAAGAAGACCGTGTCTAGGTGCGCATCGTAGTCGGCCGTTCGGGTAGCCCAATCGTATCGCTTGGCCCATGTGGCCAGGTCCCCTGGGGAAACCTGCATACCGTCAACCGTAACGTATTGAATGCGTCGGGGGCTTCGTTGCTCCCGGAACGAAGCGAAGGCTTTCCAGGCTGCTTCGGGTTCTCCCCTGCGTCGGGTCCAAGTGGGCTTTTCTTCGCTCATACAGGTAGTTTAGCCTCGGGCTAGTATATGGGGAAGCTATGGGCATCTTCGACCGCTTCCGTAAACCGGCCCCCGTGGCTTCTAGTCCTAACCCAGTGGTGGCACGTAATGACGCTTGGGTCAACCCTGCAACGGGGGTAGGCTCCCTCCGGGACAAGTCGGCTATCGGCTTCTTCCTTCCCGATCAGCCCCTTACCGATTCCGAGCTATCTGCCCTCTACTACCATGACGACTTGGCGGCCCGAATCATTGACGAGCGGGTAGACCAGGCTTTTCGGAAGGGGTACCGGCTAGAGGGACTCGACCAAGACAAGCTAGACGAGCTTTACGAGGAAGCCGAACGCATCGAGGTCGACCGGCGCTTTAAGGAAGCCTGGCGTTGGGGTCGTCTCTACGGGTCTTCGATTCTAATCGTCGGGGCCCTCGACGGCCAGATGCCTACCGCACCTATGGGCGAGAACGTCCGTAGCCTGGCCTTCTTGAACCCGGTAGACAAGCGCACTCTTCGAATCTACTCGCGCTATGCCAACCCACTCCTGCCTCAGTACGGGGAACCGAACCTCTACCAAATCAACCCCGAGCCGGTAACCGCTATCGACATGACCGGTACGAGCTCAGCCGGCCAGGAAACCTGGAACGGATATCTAATTCACGAGTCTCGGACGATTCGCTTCGATGGCATCGAAACCGACCTACAGGAAAGCCAGAAGCTCGGAGGATGGTCCTACTCAGTTCTGCAGAGGGCCTACAAGGTCTTACGCCAGTTCGGCTTGTCTTTCGGCTCGGCCGCTATCCTCATTGAAGAGGCCAGCCAGGGTGTCTTTAAAATCGACGGCCTAATTTCGATGCTGGCCGGTAACGAAAGGGATGCACTCCTAGAGCGTATGACCCTTGTAGACATGTCCAAGGGTGCGGCCCGGTCTATCCTGGTAGACGCAGAGAACGAAGACTACACCCGTATCCCGGTCCAGTTCGCTGGCTTGCCGGATATGCTCGACCGCATCATGCAACGCCTGGCCGCTGCTACCGGTATGCCCGTTACTTTGCTTATGGGCCAAAGCCCGGCCGGGATGAATGCCACGGGGGAGAGCGACTTCCGGCAATGGTACGACTCTATCGCTTCCGAGCAAGAGAAGGTTCTAGGCCCTCGGCTACTCAAGCTCTACAAGCTAATTGGCCAGGGGTTGGGCATCGATACCGAAGGACTGGAAGTTGCCTGGGAGCCATTGGAGGAGGAAAGCCCCAAGGATAAGGCTACCTTGTATTCCACCGTGGCCGCTGCGGACGTGGCCTACGTGAACGCGGGCGTATTCCAGCCTCAAGAAATTGCCATCGCGCGAGCTGGCCAGGGAGCCTATGACCCGTTCTCGGTTCCAGCGATTGACGTGGCTAAACTAGAAGCCGAGCTTGCCGAGCCCCCTCCCGAGCAATTCACTGACCCGACGGACCCCGAAGCCAATGCCCAAACTGGACAAGAAGACCCGAGCCAAAGCCAAAATCCAATCGAGGAAGATTCGACTAGCGACGCGTAGGGCTGAGAACATCTACGTAGGCAAGCTCCGGGCGATTGCAGCTGGCTACAAGGCCGTATACGACCGGTACCTAGTTCGCTCGGTCAAAGCCGTAGTAGCCGTCCGAGGTGACGCGGTAAAGGGCCCGAAGGCCAAGGCCACAGGGAATCCCTTCGTAGACTTCGACAGCCTAGAGACAGCCGTACAGGCCCAGCTAAAGGCCATGGTGGGCAAGGCTTTCGATGTCATGTGGGATTCGGTCTACAAGGCCCATATCGAGAACTCGACTTTGCCCCGGATTACTATCGGCCAAGCCGCTGGCCCCGGCTCGCGTCTTGTACAGCTATACGAGAAGAAGCGAGACGACTCGATTAAGTTGGTAGAAAACGCGCAACGGGTCTACTCGGACCAAGTCCGGGAGGTGTTCTCGGACCCAGCCAACTTCGGACTACGGGTAGAAGAGCTACAGGCCAAGCTGGTAGAACGCGGCAACGTTTCGGAGAGCCGAGCCGAGCTCATTGCCAGGGACCAAACGTTAAAAACCCTCGGCGGAATCAATGAAGTCCGCCAGAGGGAAGCAGGGGTGAATAGTTATACGTGGTCGACCTCTAATGACGAACGCGTACGAGACGAGCACGCTGAACTAGAAGGCCAGGTTTTTAGCTGGGATAACCCGCCGGAAGAGGGTAACCCCGGAGAGCCAATTCAATGCAGATGCGTAGCCGTGCCATATATAGATGAGCTGGCCGACTTGGATAACCTAGAAGCCTTCTAGCCCCAGGTAGGCAATCAAGCGCTTGATAAACTCGGGCTTGTCTCTTCCGGCTCCAATGCTGGTATTGCACTTATTGCAGAGGATGCCGCGAACTCTTCCAGTATCGTGGCAATGGTCTACGTGGGTAGTCCTCTTCTCCGCTGGCCATTCGAGTGCTTTTTGACAGAGAGCGCAGACCCCGCCTTGGCTTTCCAGAAGTGCTTTGACGTCATCCGGAGTCATTCCGTATCTACGTTTCAGCGCTTGTTTTTGAGCATACTCCGGATGCTCTCTAGCCCATTGGGCTTTTTGAGCCTTGTAGTATTCGTGCCTCTTATAGTAGGTTTCCCTGTTTTTGGCACGAGCTTTGGCGGGGTCTGCGTATGGCATTAGAGAAGCGGGTTACAGGCTTTGGCTTGCTCGAAAGTCTCGGCTCTGAGGAACCGGAAAGAGCCAGAGTCATAAGACCGGATGAAATCCTTACAAGCCTTCGGTAGGGTTACGAAGAACTGGCTAGAGTCCCCCACTTGGATATTTACGCTATAACTGCCCACGTTTACGAACTTGATTCCCTTGACACTGGAGGCCAAGAAATTAGCGATAGGGCAAGATGCACAAGACCCAGTCCCCTTAATACCCCGGCGCTTGAGCTCGGCTGCAATGGCTTTCGGGGTAGAGCCGAGCCGACGGAGTTTGCCTTTGAGTGACGATTCTTTCATGTTGTTCCTTCTTTCAGATACGGGTTTGATAGGCACGAAGACAGAAAAGGAAAGCGGCCCAAAGGCCTAGCCCGGGTAGCCAGCCGAACTGAGATACGGCGCCAGCTGCTACGAGCACAAGGCCGATTAGGATGATTATCACGTCCGCAATGTCAGACTTCATAGCTAATGTTCTCCCAGTAATTCGGTTGACTCATCCGGTCGGGGCCTTCGTGTGGATAACCCCTTGGATGACAAGCTAACCGAGTCTCGCCGATAGTCAAGCGCATTGGGACATGCGTATGTCCGAAGGCCCAGAAAGCCGGCTTGCGCTCCAGGATAAATTCCTCCCGGTCGCCTACGAAGAAGACGTTAGCCCGGTCTCCCTGGTAGGCCTTGTGTACGCACTTCCAGCTAGGGAGCATATGTGTAACCACGATATCCCCCTCGGTTACCGAGGCTTTGAGGTTGAACGTGTCTACCCGGTTCATATGGTAGAGCTCTTCTTCGAAGCCCGGAATATACTTGAAGTCGTACCAACCCCGGCGTCCGAGGTTGACGATTAGCGGAGTGGCGCTGTACCAGTTGGTTACGCCTACAACCCGCTTGAGCTCGCCAGCCTTGTTCCGAAATGGGTAGTCATGGTCCCGGAGGTTCCAGAAGTGTCCCCCTTCGTCATGCAAGCGCTCTAGCAAGTTGTTCGTATCGTGAATCGACCGCTCCCCCTGGCTGTAGTCATGGTTACCCGGGACATACAGGATTGGCTTGGAGACACCCCGAAGCAGTAGCTCCAGTGCATGTTCCAGGGCCGGAGCGTTGGCCAGGTCACCGGCCAGGAGAATCGTATCGTAGTCCTCCCCGTCTAGAAAGAGACGGCCGATAGTCTCTTGATTCTGCCAGTCCGAATAGTGGTCGAAATGCAGGTCTGACGCGAGACGGAACTTCATAGGTCCCCCTTGGCCAGCGCGAAGATAACCAGCCAAGGCCACAAGATAGCCGCGCCGAACATGGCCGGAACCGGGGGCCGTTCTTTCTCGGGGAGCAACTTGGCACCCTTCGAAGCAGCCTGGAAAAAGAAGACGAAACCCAAAACCCAAAGGATGAGCACAACGTATCCCATGTGACCTGTAAACCTTTCGTTAGCGCCCGAAGGCACGGAAGAGCCAGTAACGTAGGTACCAGAATAAGGCCGACAAGCCACCGACGCAAGCCGGGCATGACTGGTAGGCGCGGAAACCTACGTAGCCCTCTTCTTGCCAGGAATCGCCGCAACCGAGGCAATAGGCTGGACGACAGAAAGCCCGACCTTCGTAGGTATCGGGCTCCACTAGTACGACCCCAGGAACTCATGCAGGGAGATAGGTTCTCCCCCGAGCTCTAGAAAGATGTTCTCCCTCGCGAAGGCCCAATAGTCGGGCCGGTCGGGGGCCGGGATTTGAGCCAGCCAGCAAGTCTCAGCCCGGCCCATACCGAACCGGGTCCAAAGGTCGTCACTCCCTGAGCCCCAGCCAGCTTCCAGGATACCGATTAGACCTTGTGCGTATTCGTCTTTAGTCACTTGACCCCCGGGCGGACGGTATCGGCCGACTCGTCTGCCTTGGTTTCTTCCCGGCCCCGGATGTCGTAGGCCGCGTCTTCGATGGCAACGGCCAGAGCGTAGACGTCCGACAACTTGGCGCCAAGGATGAGAGCGGTTTCGGTGCGCTGGTAGATGGCTTGCATTGTGGTAACGCTCATCTTTGCATGCTAGACCGAGCCGGTCAAGCCCCCCATAACACTTTTCGCATTCTTCATAGCTTCCGCGTAGGAGCGGTTCCGGTCGGCCAAGAAGGTAAGGGCCTGGCTGGTAGCGTCGACTTGGTCGTCGTGTGAGGCTGTAGGAAACCTAGTCATTTCGTCCACATAGTCTTTCGTCCAGTCGGCCTCGACTAAGTGGACGTTCCCCGCTTCGAAGAAGGCTGTAACCGCGTTGGCCCTGGCAATCTTACCGCCTTCCGGGTTTACGAGGATGAGGCCAGATACCTCCCGCTTCAAGTGGTCGACTACGGCCGGCCCGTTGGCCTTGTCTTCTACGACCTTGGCGCGGACCTTGGGCCACTTCTTCGAAAGGTCTTTCACGGCCTGACAAGCCGCGGTAAAAGCCATCTTGGCTCGGACCTGGTCTACAAGGTAGTAGCTAGACCCTTGGCGCAACCAGACCTGGCCTACGACCCAGTCCGAGCCGTCCGAGTCTTTGAAGCTCATATCCCAGGATTGGCACGAGTCGTCCCAACGGTCAGGGAGCTGAGCGCACCTGCCCGATAGCCACTTGTGGAAAAAGATAAGACCTTCCGCCGGGGCCGGGTCTTGTTGGTACTGAGCCGAGTAGTGCCTTGGCCCTAGGCCGCCGGAACCCTTCAACGTGGCTACGGTCTTTTCGTTGTGCCTGGCCTTCCAGAAGATTTCCCCGAGCTCGGTCCGGGGGTCTTCTGGGTGCGCTTGTTCGGGCTGGAACTCTAGCGGGATTCGAACTACCTCCCATTCGTGGGGCTCGGTTCGAAGCAAGTAGCCGCACAAGTCGTTTTCGTGCAGGCGTTGCATGATAATGACTCGGGCAACCGTGAGCTGGTTACCTCGGCTGAGAATGGTCGACTTCCACCAGTTTACGACTTCCTCTAGGGACTTGTCGTTAACTTCCTTGGGCTTGGACGGGTCGTCTACTACCAGGATATCCGGGTGCTCTCCGGTCGTCTTACCCTTGACCGAGGTAGCGAACCGGGACCCGCCTCGGTCCGTCTTGAAGTCCGCGCTGGCCGCGTCCGGTGGCACGTTGAACACGGACCCCCAACGCTCTCGGAACCACTTGGAGCTCACGAGGTCCAGGGTTCGCTTGCCGTCGCGTCGGGTGAGCCGGGCGTCGAAAGACGTATACAGGAACTTACGGGAAGGGTTCTGTAGCCAATCCCAGGCGTCCCAGCACACGCAAACCAAGGTCGACTTGGCCGAGCCGGGCGGGACGTTGATAATCAGCCGCTTGCACTCACCCCGGGAGACTGACTCGAGTTTCTCGCAAATGAGCTTGATATGCCAGTTATCTTGGAACTCGACACTAGGCTCGATTACGTGCCATGCGAGCTTGACGAAGTCATACAGGGACCTACGGCCGAGCTCACGTTCGATGTCAATTCGAGAGGGTTTCACTAAGTCTCATCCGAAGGGTTTTGCAGGCTTCTTCGGATAGTTTAGCCAAACGCCTGGCCTCCCGTTCGGTAGCCCCGGCTAGAAGGGCTGCTACGTAGGCTTGTTCTTCCTCAGTACAGGTAGCGGCCAGCTCGTCTAGAACGGCTTGGAGCTCGCTACTGGCCTCGATACGGTCCCTCTCGTCGTAGCTTAGGAAGCCCTCGGGAAGGTCGGCAATGTCGGACTTGACCTCACGTCGGTTCGACCTGGGGTGACTGGCTGTCATCTGCTTACAAAGCTCGCGCTGAACTTCGTGCAGGATTTTCCACATGCAAATCGAACTGAACTTACCCCGAGCCGGGTTGAAGGTGTCAAGGGTCTTGAGGACCCCAATCACCCCGGCCTGCATTAGGTCGTCTTTCGAGTCCGCGAAGTTAAGGAAGGCCTGCTTTACTTGGTACTTCTTAACGACCTTGGCTACTAGCCCCATGTTCTGAGCTACGAGGATACCCGCAATCGACTTAGCCCGGGCCGTTTGGCCGGTAGCCTTGGCTTCTTGGTAGTCTCGGATTTGTTTTTCTGTTACGCCAGTTTCCACTTGACATAGATAACGCCTTGACCGTTTCCAGTCAAGGCGTAATTCTCGTATCGCTGTAATTATCCTTCTCGGCTCAGTTTGGCGTGCGCCCGAAGGGCAGCCAGTTCGCCACGTAGCAGGGAGTTCTCTAAGGTGAGTCGCCTGACCTCGACCGAGGTTTCGTGCTCTGCCTTGTAAGAGGGTTTAGGGCCAACGGGGGTATCCTGAAAGCAGATGCTACAATCTTGTAGGCAGAAAGCCCGACCGCGTTCACTATCTTCCTTTCGCCTCTTCCAACCCTCTTCGGTCAAGACCCTCATAGCTGGGCCTTGATTTCGTTGATAGTCCGGGCGCACGCATCGGCCTCGGCTCGCGCTACCTTGGCACGGACTGAATACTTAGCTTTGCCCTTTTTCATGAGTAGCAGTTCGTTACGGGCCTCTTCTAGCTGGGCATTCTGAAACCGTCGTTCCAGGTAAACGAGCTCGTCCGTATCGAAGACCACTCGATACTTGGGCTGCTTCGGGGTGTAGATGCGCCAACGCCGGTCGAGTGGGTTGAACTTGAGGGTTTGCCCGGGGCCGACTTTCGGGGGCTCGGGGATATCCCGCCCGGCGGCCAGACGTTCGCGGTAGTAGATGGCCGGTAGTGCGGTTAGAGTGGATTTCATACATTTCCTTGACTTGTAGGGAAGAACTCAGCTGAGAATTCAGCCGCCGAACCATCCTTGCGGAAGGTCCAGGATACGATAGATGCGCCGATGTCCCAACCGTTGGAGATACGGTTAGCGAACTCGGAACGCTTCTTCTGGAAGGTGCCGCCTGCTACACCAAAGACATTTTCAGGGTAGGCCTGCACTGTAGCATACTTGTGGAAGTGTCCAATAGCCAAAACGTCGCAAGGCTCTTCCAGGGACTCGATACGGCTATTGAGGATACGTCGAATCGCGTTACGGGTACCTGCCCCACCGTGGGGGTGCCAGAGTTGCCAGTTGGCCCCCAGGACCCGAGCTCGGCCCAGACAGACCCCCGCGAAAGACCAGTCAACGCCGGCCTCTCGCATCTTGGCCCCGAGCTGAACACCCGATACCATACCCGAGCTGGCCGAGTAGTAACCATCGTGGTTCCCATCGATGGCAATCCACTTGAACGGCTTAGCCCCGGAGATAACTTCTACCGCTAGGTCCGATTGGTGGTCGAAACCTACTAGGTTTTGGTCGTGTAGGAGAACGTCTTTATTGCCGTCTAGGATATCCCCCGTACACACAATGTGTCGAATGCCCCGACCCCAGGCCATAGCCAGGAACTTTTCCAGGCCGACTAGGTCCGTGTGAGACGACCCAAAGTGAGTGTCCGTAACGATGGCTACGGAGTGTCGTCCGGGCTTGGGGTCGGGGAGGATGACGGGCTTGGTCGGTCCGATAGACGGGCTGCGGCTGGTAACCATACCGTCCTGGACCCGGATACGAAACCCTTCCGAGTTGGCTTCTTTGGCCAGCTTGCGTAGCTCGGTTTCGCTGAGACCCAGCCGTAGACACAACTTGTCTACGGGCTGGGCTTTCCGAGTCGTAAGCCGGAGCACGTCCCAGAAACGAGAGTCGCTCACTACTTGACCTCTACGAAGGTGTCACGAGCGAAAGACATGTAGTCGGCCGCGTTACAGTGATACGGACTTGAGGGGCCCTTCTTGCCGTAAACGAAACCTTTGCCGGGCGCGTAGAAGTAGGCAGACCCGGGCAACGAACTGCCATTTTTCTCTACCAGCCGCTTGCCGTTTTGCATTGCCCCTAGCACTTCGCTAAGCCCCTGGTAGGTCTTGGTCTCGGCTTGCTTGGCGGCCCACTTCTCTTTGCGCGCCTTGGCTTTGGCACGCTTCTTAGTCTCCCGTCGGGCTGCTTCTTTCACGCGCTCCCCCAGGGCTTCTACGGCTTTGGCCACGCGCTCCCGTCGGCGCTTCTCGGACTTGAGCTCGGCGGCTTTGAGGGCCAGCCAGCTGAGGGCGTTGTCAAGGTGACCTTCGGTCATGTCCGACACGTTGACGAAGGTCCCGGAGCTAGAGAACCACTTACCGCGCTTGCTCGGCTCCCCTGGGATAATCCAAATCGACTCCGGTTCATTGTTCAGGGACTTCCAGAGATATTCCGGGCCGCTGAGGGTCTTGACTACCACGGCCGCATCCCCGACCCACTCGAGGCCAACACCTCGGACGTAACGAACCTGCAACTTGTCGTCGTGGTAGGCCGGGCGAATGGTCTTACCCGCCAAGACAGCCGTCAAAGCAGCCGATGCCACTACGACCTTTTCCCCGGGGGCTAGAGGTGCGGTCACAGTAACCGACTCCCGGGCGTTGATAGACACTTGAACCGTTTGAACTTTGGTAGTCATTTTTCGTAGTCTTTCTTTGCTATGCGTACGATGTCTTGGGGCGTTTTGGCTAGGTAGGCGTTGGACAACTCATCCAACGCCGGGGTCTCTAGGGTGTTCCAGGGAGTTGCCAGGCAGATAGCCGAGCCGAGGGGGTTACGGTTGGCCCACTGAATGAGCGTTTCCGTTCGGTCTTCGATAAGGATATCGGCCGCGAAATACTCCTTTAGCTCCCCGGGGCAAAAGACGATTTCGTTTTCCTTGAAGCCGAGCTCTAAGAGGTGAACTACCCGAGCCCGGTGCCAGGTTTCCGAACCCGACCAAGGCGCGGTTAGAGCTACTACTTTATCCAGCTTTCGCAGTTCCGTCAAGACCTCGTGAGCATGTTCGAAGGCCTGCATACGGTTGGCGCGTTCCCCGAGGCCTAAGAATACGGTACGCCGGAGCTCGTCTAGTTCCGCGTAGACATCGTAACGGCCGGACGGCTCATAGGCAGGGAGGCCTAGCGCCTTGAACAAGCGTTGGCACTCCCCCATGAAATCTACGAGCACTTCGTCGACGTCAATTGCTATCACGGCTTACCCTCGACACGGACGGTTAGGAGAGTAGGGACAAGGATTTGCAAAAGCATTTCCTCGACTTGGTCGATTTGCTCCGGGTCGGCAAGTACCGTCTTGAGGTACTCCCGAGCCCCCGAGCCGTAGGATACGGCGTGCCCTACTTCGTGACAGACCGTCTCGAATAGAACTCCCTCGGCTAGGGCTTTCCTCACGAGGATAACGCCCGTGTGGACGTTGCAGGCCCCTACCGCATCCCGGAGAACCTTACGTTCCCGGGGAGTTGCCTCTAGAATTGAGTAGGTGACCTGCCCGACTTGGGCTGTAGCAATCTCTCGCATACGGTAACCTAAGGCTTACTGGCGCGTTGGGCAAGGGCTAGTGCGCCATACATGAGAACCGAGCAAGCCGCGTGCGCTACGTGAGGGAGGTGGCTCGGGGGATTGCCTTCGGGGTCCGGTTCGTCGTCCAGCCATTTGCCATTGTCCACGGCCGATAGGTGGCGTAGGGCGGCATCTAGGTATCTCTCTTTCGGCTCTACCTTCGTCCAGTTATCCGGCTGGTACTTGGCCGCCCCATACTTCAAAACCCCAATGACCTCGACAACGATAGGCAAGAAGTGCCGGTTCGCAAAAAGAGGGTGTAGGTACTTGGATAGCTGGGGCTTCTTAGCGTCGTGTTTGATACCGACTTCGGGCTTGGGGGTCGGGGCTACACGAGATTCCCATTCGTCTACAGTAGTTCCCCAGGGCCTGAAACTCCACTCCAATCGCTTGTAGCACCTGCCTCCCAAGTCGTGCCAGGAACTTAGAGTTTGCCCGCACTCCCCGCATTTCGAAATGAGCTTCTCTTCGTCTGTCATCTTAGACAGGATGGTTTCGTGGTTCATAGCTGAATCCTCCCGTCAAAGTCTTGCATCCTAACCCCGTCTACGTAAACCGTAACCCCCTCGTAAGTCTTAAGCGGCGTAACCCCTCGGGACAAGGCCGCGTGATGCATGCGAATAGTGAACATCGAATATTCCGGCTCGGGTGCTAGGGGGCTACCCTCTCGGGTTCGCTTGAAGGCCCAGCACAAGTTACAGAGAAGCAAACCCCTGAACACATATAGGCCCTTGCGCTCGTCGTTACACCGGTCGCACAGATGCACCGGCCCTTCCTTAGCCTTGGCTTCTCGGAGTTCATACCAAGTCATGGGAGGGATACCAGCGGCCCGGCTGGCTACACTGCAGTCCAGCTTATGACTACGCTTGCCCTTGCACTCTGGGCACGGGGGCTTGTCGCCTTTTTCCGTTAGTGTCCTAATCGTTCGCATAATTCCAGGCCTTTCCGTCTCGCTTGTAGAATTGCTGGGCCCCTTGTGCCAAGCCGAGGGGGCTGCCGTGCTCGTCGTAAACCCAATCGTCCGAGTCCCAGGGCACTAGCGTACCAGAGGAATCGAATACGTCAAAGGCTTGCTTGGACCATACCCGCATTAGGGTAGGGTCTAGTTTCGCGAAGTCAACTGGCACGTGGGTTAGAAACCGGTTGGCTGTGTCTACCATGATACGAGCTACCTCGATAGCCACGGCAGCCGAGGCCGGTGAAACGTCCGCCGTCTCGGTAATGATTTCGTCGTGAATCATATTCACCGCGCGAGACCCGAACAAGGCAGACCCCGGGGTTTTGACGTAGCATCGGCGAACAACTTCGTAGAATGCGCTCTTAGAGATATCAGCGCCAAGGCCCTGGAAGTTACTGTTACAAGCCGCGGTGAACGAACAACCGGACCGGACGCGCTCGGACACGAGTTGAACGATGGTAATCCCGTCGTCCGTCTGTCGGTCGCTAATGTACTTGAAGTAGAGGACCATTTCCGGCCAACGCTTCAACCACTGAGCTCGTAGCTCCCGGGCTTGGTCTTCGGTAATGACTACCTTGTAGGACTTCCAAGCGAAGTGGACTAGGCGCTTCGGCCCAAGGCCGCCGGGGAATCCGAAGTTAGCTACCTTGGCCGTCTGCCTGGCTTGGTCTACGTCGTGCCTCTTCTTGTTCGCCTTGGCTTCCTCGTAGGAGATACCGAGGATTTGCGCGGCTAGGGCTAGGTGAGGGTCCGTTCCCGCTTTGAGGGCTTCCCCGAGCTCACTGAAACCGACGAGACGGTAACAGGCTTCGGCCAGGGTGTAGAGCTCAAGTTGTGGATAGTCCGCTTGAGCGAATACGTAGCCTTCCCGCGGGACTACGCACTCACGGATACCGGGGAAGCGTCGTAGGTTCTGGAGATTCGGGTTAGAGCACGTAGTTCGTCCGGTATCGGCCAAGCCGAAGCGACAGTGAATCGGTTGCTGAACACCCTTACGGAGCATTTCTACGTCCGTGGTCATGACCTTGGAGTAGGTGCTAAAGTCGGCGTAGGCTTCTAGGATAGGGTCTTCAGTCGACTTGCATGCGTCCGAGTCGAGGCAAGGCTGGGGCCCCTTGGACTTCGGGTTAGACGGGTCTCCCCCAGCCGTCTGTCGAACCGGAATACCCGCATCCTTACACACTTGTAGCATGAGAGCGGCGGCGGCTTTCGTGTCCCTGCTTCCGTTGGCTCTCACTAGGCCCGCTTCCGTGAGCTGGGCTTTGAGGCTTTCGTATTCCTTGGCTACCTCTTCTTCCAACTTGTCTACGGCTGCCGGGGAGGTACGCAAGCCCCAGCACTCTGCCAGGCGGAAAGCGAAGTAGTACCGAGCTTGATTGAACTGGTCTACGAGTAGTTCCGCTTCGTAGCGTTCCTGCGCGTAGTAGACGTCCGAAGTAGCTACCGCATCTTCCTTGGGATAGCGCAGGACTCCCAAGGGGTCAGGGTTGGGCTGTAACATCTTGGCCGCTTTGGCCCATTGCGGGTCCGTGTAGCCATACTGTGAGGCCCAATAGGCTACGGCCTTGTCCGGGTGCACGAAGGCTGCAACGTAGTCCCTGGCGAACTCCGGCCAGTCCTCTAGCGGGACGTGCTGGAAGGCCCCGTAGAACATACGAAACCCGTCCTTATCCAAGCGAGTCCCCCGGTATCGGCTCGATAGGTCGTCTAGGCCGTACTTGTGGGTTACCCACTTCCCATCCGACCCCATCCGACCGCGGAAACAACCGAGGCCAATATCGATAAGTTGCTGCCGAAGCATGGTACAGCTGGCCCGATTCTCGTCGTAGGCCTTGAATATCTTAGGGATTAGACTGGGTCGGTAGGCGCATAGGACGGCAAAGTCAAAGGCCAAATTGTGCCCCACGAAAAGAACGTCCGGTTCATCTAGCATCGCTTCGATGAAATCCGCGCCTTCCTTGTGATGCAGCAGCTGAGGGGGACCCCCGTCTAGGACATAGCTAACGCATACGAGCTCGGGGGCGTTGCGCCCGGGTCTCAGTAGATGGGTCTCGGTATCGTAGGCTAGAACTCGCATTTCTTCTCCCAAGCTTTCAAGATGGCTCGGAACTCTTCCAGAGACGCATCGCTCTTAATGTGGTTAGCGCGCCAGGATACGACCCACACATTCCCGGGGTCGTATCCTTTAGCTGTGTCGATTCTGTCAATGCTAGGGCTATGTTCCCTGTTATTGGCGCCCCGGCCAATGGTGTAAAGCAGGGGGATTCCTAGCAGGGGGCAAAAATCCGGGCACTCCAATTCGTTTCCAGCGAGAGTGTACGTTCTCCCCTCTTTCTTGGCACGAGTCTTAGCCGAGTTCAGCGCAGTAGCCAGCCATTTGGCTTTGGGGTTCTCCCGATAGGCCTTGACCCTGGCTTCCTCTTGCCTCTTTCGGATTTCACCCTTGTTCTTAGCGTACCAAGTTTTTGCCCTTTCTGAGGCCTGCTTCTTGTGTTCCGCTAATCTGGCTTCAGATAGACCGGCTAGCCATTTGGCATACGAGCTCATGGGCTAACCTCTCTTGTACTCGGACAACTTCAACGGGGCTAGTCCGCCCTTGCATCTGGCGCAAACCATACGACGCCCACGCAAAACGGCCCCATTGACTAGAGCCAATAGGTAAGACTCGGTTTGAGCGAAACTCTGAGAAGGGTGTTTGGCCCGGCAGATTTCAAGCTTACAGACAACGCAAGTGCAAACGACGGTAGTCACCCGGAGAAGGTAACCACGAATACAGAGGAAGGAAAGGGATTCGAACCCTTGGGCCCCGTAGGGCCGGGGACTTAGCAGGGCCCTGCATTACCGCTCTGCCATCCTTCCAGGGCCCTTTCATTCAGGCGGGCTAGACCTTTACCCAACCAAGGGGAGGAAGAAGAGGGATTCGAACCCCCGGACCTTTCGGCCGCTTGCTTTCGAGGCAAGTGCAATAAACCAGACTCTGCCATTCTCCCAAAGAGTCTACGGGCTGGCTTCGAACCAACTCTCACCGGTACCCGGGCGTGCACCCTACTACACCACACGTAGACTCAGCGATTCCCCTAGGAA